AAATAGTCCGGCGCATCCTTATAGACCAGACGGCTCGTAGTTCCGTCGTTGTCATAGACCTCTTTGATCTGTGAACTTGTCGTGCCATTGTTGTCGTACAGTTTCCCGATTTCGCGACTGGTA